ATTGGAGCTAATATGCAACATATTCCTCCTGAAATGCGAATTAGTGTTACCGAACTCTCCTCAACTGATGCTTTGCTTGAGCTTTACGAATTTGATTTAACCAAAATAGGCGGTATTCGGTACCGCTTTTTTGATGGACTCAATCAGCGTAAAGAGCCGTTAATCTGGCAAGGAAACACCTATGAACCTTACCCCGTGAAAGGTGAAGGCTTTTCTTTTAATGGCAAAGGCCCCTCAGGGCGACCCACTATTACATTGTCGAATTTATTTGGATTGATTACAGGGATTGCCAGTCAATTAGATAGTGCAATCAGTGGGCTGGTGGTACGACGCATTGTCAGCACTCAATTTTTAGATGCAGTAAATTTTCCTCAAGGCAATCCTAACGCCGATCCGTCACAAGAAATTGTGACACGTTGGATCATTGAGCAGATGACCAGTTTAAATTCAGTAACAGCTACCTTTATGTTAGCCACACCGAGTGAGACTGACGGATTAATGCTGCCTGGGCGTGCTATTTTGTCTGATATCTGTAATTTTTGTTATCGCTCAGAAGAGTGTGGTTACAAAGGCCCCCCTGTTGCTGACGAATGGGGAAAGCCAACCACTGATCCACTAAAAGACAAATGTGGCAAACGTCTTAGTGACTGTAAGTTACGAAAAAACGAATCACGTATAGGCGCGTTTGTTTCCACTTCCCGTATTGGTAATAATTAACTCCCTCCTAAGGTGTTTCTTATGATAGAGCAAGCAATTTTGGCGCATGCGAAAGAGCAAGCGCCATCGGAGGCGTGTGGCTTATTGGTAAGTACCGCACAGGGTGAACAGTATTTACCTTGTGTTAATCAGCACACTGATCCGAAAAACTATTTCACGATTTCTTTTGATGATTTTATTCGAGCCGAACAGCAGGGCGAGGTGATAGCCGTTGTACACAGTCACCCTGATGGTCAGCCTTATCTCAGCACCTTAGATCGACAACTGCAGGTGAACAGTGCGTTGCCGTGGTGGGTGGTCTGTGATGAAAAAATTCACTGCTATCAACCGGTATCTCATCTCTTAGGTCGCCAATTTATTCATGGCTCAACAGATTGTTATGGGTTGCTTCGTGATGCTTATCATTTGGTAGGACATGATCTGCCTGATTTTGAGCGACATGATAATTGGTGGCGTCAAGGTAAAGAACTGTACCTCGATAATATGATAAGCAGTGGTTTTCGGCAGGTAAAAAAAGAAGCGCAACCCGGCGATATTATTTTGTGTTGCTATGCCAGCTCTCGTGCCAACCACGCGGGGATTTATTTAGGCAATCAAACGATTTTACATCACATTCCAAACCAACTTAGCAAACGCGAGGAGTATAACGAACGATGGCAACGAATGACGCACTCAATTTGGTGTTACCGCGATTGGCAACCTTCCGACTTTACGGGGATTTGCAACGATTTGGACGTCGCTTTGATTTAAATGTGAATACTGCTTCTGAAGGTCTTCACGCGCTTTTTATTCAACTTCCAGCATTACGCTTAGCTATTCGTGATGGTTGGTATCAAGTGCGCATTGCGGGTACTGATATTTCCCCACAAGACATTAACCAAAGATTCAATGAAACCTTACCTGATAATGCAGTAGTTCATATTGTGCCGAAATTATCAGGGGCTAAAAATGTCGGTATTTTTCAATTTATTGCAGGTGCTGCTTTATTTTCATTGGGATGGTGGGGGCCAGCGTGGATCTCCGCAACAGTAGCGACTTCTTTGATGGCGGGCGGTGCAGCTATGATGATTGGTGGTGTCGCTCAAATGCTGATCCCGTCTCCAAAACCTCCCAATCTATCTCGTGATGATGAAGAAAAAGGCAATACTTATTTTAGCAATCTTGATAATGCCGTTGCACAAGGAATGTCGGTGCCCATTGCCTACGGCGAAATTATGTGTGGTTCACGCGTCATTTCACAATCTGTTGAAATTATGGATGACAGTGACGGTGAAAATATCGATGCCGGCAAACACGGTGGTTAAGAGGAGTTCGTATCATGGGTAAAGGTGGTGGCGGTCAAAGAACACCGTATGAGGCACCAAACGATTTAACATCACGTCAAAAAGCGTCATTAATTGATTTAATCAGTGAGGGGCCGATTGAAGGCCCTATTCATATTCAAGGCTCGATGGATGATTTAGGGTGCATTTATTTGGATGATACGCCGGTGATAGATGGATCTGGCAATAGCACCATTAATGGAATGTATGCACAATGGCGGGCGGGTACCTTAGAGCAACCGGCAATGAGAGGTTTTACCGCGTCTGCGAATGAAGTTCCAGTGGGGATTGAGGTTAAATATAATTCCCCTGTCACTCGCACTATCACCTCGCCCAATATTGACCGCTTACGCCTAACCTTTGGTACGCAAGCACTGGTTGAAACTAAAGATAATGGTGATCGCGTACCTACATCTGTTCAATTACAGATCCAAATCCAGCGCAATGGGGTATGGATAACAGAGAAAAAAGTCACGATTAAGGGTAAACGCTCTAACTCTCCGTACTTGATGGCGGTTATTTTGGATGATTTGCCCCCAGCTCCGTTCAGTGTGCGTATGATCCGTATTACTCAAGACAGCACTTCTGACAAAATTCAAAATAATACCGTTTGGTCGAGTTATTCTGAGTTAGTGGATATTTCACAAACCTATCCGGGTTCTGCTGTTGCAGGATTAATGTTTGATAGTGAGCAGTTTGGCAATAAATTTCCGCGCCGTAATTATTTAATTAAAGGGTGTATTATTCAGGTGCCGAGTAATTATGATCCAGATAAACGAATTTATTCTGGGATTTGGGACGGTACATTTAAACCGGCATTTACCAATAATCCAGCATGGGTATTATGGGATTTGTTAACTCATCCTCGTTATGGCATGGGGAAACGCCTCAATATTAGTGAGGTTGATAAATTCGCCTTATATGCGATAGGACGTTATTGTGACGAACAGGTTGATGATGGTTTTGGAGGAAAAGAGCCACGTATAACCTGTAATGCTTACATTACGGATATGCGTAAAGCCTATGATGTGATGGCAGATATGTGTGCCATGATGCGCATTATGCCAGTCTGGAACGGACGAACATTAACCTTTATTCAAGACAGACCGTCTGATGTAGTATGGCCTTATACTAATGCCAACGTAATTGATGGCAACTTCCAATACAGCTTTAGCGCATTAAAATCGCGTCACACTGCCGTCGAAGTTCGTTTTATTGATCCAAACAATGGTTGGAAAACCAGTGTTGAGCTAGTTGAAGATGATGCTAGCATAGCGCGCTTTGGACGCAATGTGATGCGCGTCGATGCATTTGGTTGTACTAGCAGAGGTCAGGCTCATCGTCATGGTCTTTGGTTGTTAACTACTGAGAAATTAGAAACTCAAACGGTTGAATTTAATATCGGTAGTGAGGGGCTACGTCATATGCCGGGTGATATTATCGAAATTGCTGATAATTATTACGCGGATAATCAAATTGGTGGACGTCTAACACATATTGATTATGCCTCTCAAACATTAACCTTAGATCGAAATATCGACACACCCAAAAGTGGTAAATCAAGCGTCACACTCATCAATGCTCAAGGTGATCCGCAATCTTATGAAGTGGCGAGCTATCCCGCATCTAATCAAATAAAGCTGGATACTTTGCCGTTAGGGTTACAAGAAGGCGGAATTTGGACATTAACACTTCCGTCTTTACGTCGGCGATTATTTCGTGCCATCAGCTTGGCTGATAACGGAGATGGCAGCTTTACGGTTATTGCAGTGCAACACACGCCCGAAAAAGAGGCTGTTGTTGATAAAGGGGCTAAATTTGAGCCAAAACCTGATACGCCACTAGGTGGATTTATTCCACCGGTTGAAAACCTTTCTGTGGATATCGAATCAGATACAAGTGAATGGCAAGTAGAAGCCAGTTGGAATACACCTTATTCCAGTCGAGGGGTAGATTTTTTATTAAAACTAACCACTGGTGATCGCATTGTCGGCACCGCCTCAACCACGGATACGATATATCGTTTTGGTGGTTTGCCTCAGGGGAATTATGTTTTATCCATCCTGCCTCAAAATGATCGGAAACAAAAAGGCGAGGTGGCCACAACTTCATTTGCGATTAATCCACCATTACCACCCAGTTATATTGAGGTTGAGTCGGGCTATTTTAGTTTAGGGATTATTCCGCGATCTGGTGGTCAAAATAGCTTACGAGCACAGTATGAGTTTTGGTTTTCAGAAAAACAGATCACGGATATTCGTGATGTGGAAAATCGTGCTGAGTATTTAGGTATTAGCTCTATGTGGGTTATACAAGGACGTAACCTAAAGGCAGGACATACCTATTATATTTATGTTCGTAGTATAAACGCTGTAGGGCATTCAGAATTTGTGGAAGGAATAGGGCAACCAGAAAGTCACACTAGCGAAATACTAGATAATTTAGATAAAGAATTACAGGAAACGCAAGCATGGCAGAAGCTTAATGAAAAAGTTGAATGGAATGAAAATACAATAAAAAGGGTAGGTTATAATGAATATAATTTATCTCGAAAGTTTGAAAAATACAGTAAACAGACAGAGGAAACGATTAATGAGATCCGAACACAGATAGAAAATACGGAAGCTGATATTATTACTCAAAAGGAAGCAATTTCTTCTATCAAACAAGCTCAATCAAGTTATCAACAACAAGTCCAAGCTAAAATTAATCAGCAGTCAGGTATTCTCAATCAAAAGATGAATGCACAATTTACACAATCAGGAGGATATGCTCGGCATTCAATAAATATTACTATCGTCCATAATGGAATTAGATATAATGCAGCTGGTTTTATTGTTAGTGCCGAAATAAAAAATAAACTCTTATATTGGATTTAATGCCAATAACTTTGCATTTTATAATCCCAAAAATAACCGAATGGAACTATTTATGTCTGCTAAAAACGGACAATTTTTTATTCGAGAAGCATTAATTGATAAAGCTATGATCAGAAAACTCGCGTTATCAGAGGCTATTACTTCCAATAATTATTCTCCCGAAAAGTCAGGTTTTATTCTTGATGTGAAAAATAACAAATTAGAAATATATGGTGGTAATGGGGGAACAACATTAACCAATCAAAATTTATATGTAAAAGACGAAACTGGGTATAACGTTGTTATTATTGGTGATATCACAAATGAGCGATAATTATGGAATGGTAATCAAATCTAAAAAATATGGAATTAATTTATTAAATACATCTGATAGAGTCGGCCGAATTGTTGGTTGGCATGATATTACTCCTATACCACTTATGACTAAAAAAACCTTTAGTTATGACCATTCTGATCTAAATAAATATGGAGAAGTATTTGCTTGGTTTGGGACTTCCTTTATGAGAGGGTTAGCCGGAGATGTTACTTTAAATATTAATAACGGGGTAATTATTCTTGAACTCGATAATGTTTATAGAAATGGCTTAATCGATATATATGACGACATCATTAGGTTATATTATGGAGTATATTGATGGGTAAATATGGCATTATTATAAAAGGAAAGGATCGCCATGTTCAAATAGATAGCTTTAATACGGTTATGAACTGTATTAGAAAGCAGACTGTTGTAATGAAAGGCGGGATAGTATCTGGAAATCAAGGATATTATACTGAATTACCGAACGCCCCGCATTCATCTACAAAGTTATTTGCTGTATCACCTAACAATGTTTTTGTTAAAGTTATTGGGGGAGCCATAAAAGGAAGTGACAAAAATATCCAGATATCCCAACCTTATAATGACTCTTCGGGTAGTGTTGATGTATTTGAATTTGGTGATTTTCCTAATAATATTTTTAAAGAAAAATATGGAGTCGTTATAAAAAATAGTAGTACAAAACAGACTGTTTATAACTCTAATTGGGGGGGGCTAAAAATAGTAGGATATTTTATTGCATCATGGAAAGAAGATATTGATTATCAATTACCAAATATAAAAGATTTAGCTTTCGTTTTTGGTGGCGGAATGGGAGGAATATGGGAAGATGGATTTGAAGGGGCTTGGATGGATACTTTTATTAAAAGAGTGGGAAATACGTTACAAGTAAGATATAAAGAAGTTGTTCTTTGGAGCACAGGCAGTGCAAATCGTGATTTATCTAGATTTCCATCTACTTGCTTAATAATAGATGTGGGCGATATTAAGAAGGTATTATGAAAAAAATAATTTTATTATCTATTGCGGTATTTATTTCAGGCTGTGCTGATAGAAAACCTATAAATTATCAGACAGTGGAGTGTGTTGGTTTAATTAAAATTCAGACTATTGAAAAATATCAGAGTTTTAAATTAAGTCGCTATAATAATGATAATAATATGTATTTTGGATACGGTAAAGCAGGTTTATGGCAAGGCGGTTGGGGTAGCCCTGATATGTTTGACAAAATATATTGCAAAGATAATTCACCTATAAAAAAATAAATTTAGGAAATAAATCATGATATACACAACAGGCACTGTTAGCACAGTGTCAGGGTCTGCTATTGTCTCTGGCACAGGTACCAAATGGACAGTTAATAATCCCGCTATTCGCTCAGGCACCATTATTTTAATTAAAAATGGTAATGCTAATTCTATTTACATGGTGGATAGAGTTAATAGCGATACAGAATTAGTCATTTCACAGCCGGCTACATTTACCGTAAAAAACACCAGTTACAGTATTAATCTCACTGAGCCGAACTCATACAGCGACGCTAATAATCGTATGACCGCTATTGCATCAGATACGATGTATTTTCTGCTAGCAATGGATCAATGGATGATGAATAACGGTGTGGTGACAGTAGAGCTATCTAACGGGCAAAAAGTAACGCTCGATAGCATTAAGAAGATGCAGGGGGATATTAACAACAAGGCTGATGCTAAAGTTATTGAACAGATGTAGGGAGATATTGCCAATAAGTTAGATACTAAGAAAGGAGGTATTCAACGAGTTGAAGGTGAATTGCGTTTAAGTACTGCTATTGGTGCTGTCAATCAAGATGAGAGCAATGCCGCGTGGATATCGTTAGTTCGTGGACATCCTGATATTTATATCAAAAGAGAGGGGAAAGCGAACGCGCTGTTCAGCTTTCCTAGTTCAGCAGGAGGGGAATTTTTATCTAACAAAACGCTTGAGATATTGGAAAGTAAATCAGATTTCTATGGTAATGGATTTATGCCGTTAGAAATATAGATTCACAGGCAATGAGTACCATATTCATGGGTACAAATTGCGACCATCCAAGCGCTGGATATTCGTTTGCGATATTAGGTCGTGCAAATAAAGCATTTTTCACAACAAGAGAGAAAGGGCAGTGTATGAACTATAGAATTCATCAAATGCTCGCCTTGATACAAATGGCTTTATCAAAAAAGCCTCTCCAATCATCGACATCAACCCCGACGGTACATTCACTACTAACGATGAATCAGAAGGTGCGATTGTTACTCGAGTAGCTCAGGGTGAATACCTTATTGAAGGCGTGCTGGGTTTTAACTCAGATGCAGGTTGGGGGGGGATGGCGGTATTGAAATCCCACTCGATGTAAATAAACAACCACTGATATGGGTTAACTCTAAAGTTAACAAAGATGGCTCTATTCTCGTTAAAACGTATCACCGAATTCACTCTAATGCGCTAGAGTTTGCCCGTAATGATATTGATGGTTTCAATGACGGTGACTCAATTGATATCCCTAACGGTCGTTTTATTTCCGTGCGTGTACAGATGCCAGAAGGCTCAATCTATAACGTGAGAATGCGTGAGATGGAAGAAGCGCAGAAAGTGGAAGAGGAGATGAAAGAGTAGTACGGTTAAGGTGAGAACGTTATATTGCTGTAATAATTAATGATATTAGTTTATATGTGAGGCTGTACTGTTATGTCATGCTATATTAATCGATGGAGTGATAAAAAGATTTCTAAATTATTCAAAAAGGCATTACATAATGAAAATGATTTTTAATCTAGATGGCTCAAAAATACGGCTCTCATCTTTACAGTATAAAAGTAAATTGAAGCAGATCGAGATAATGCGCAACTGGTTTTTCGATAACTATGAGGATCCTGCAGATTCTTGCCCTCATGAAAGCCGTGAGGGTGGATATTATTATGTTTATGGTGGCCCATATGATGCAAGTGAAGAACTAGAAGCGGTATTTGGGGAACATGTAAAGTTTGAGTATATCCAAGAATTAGTAGATGAGTTACAAGAGATATGTTGGGATTGGTCTGGCCGGCCAGATAATATTGATGATTGGTATGATGAAGATTTGTACAACGCGGTAATATCTTCTAAGCATCCTTTCAGTAAGTTTCTTGATAATATTGAGAAAATAAAAATTCTAGCAGAGAGCAAGCATACTAATACTCAAAAAGAACATCTACTTGGTATTTTATTTACCAACGTTATTACAGCCTTAGAAACACTTTATGTTGAACTATTTATCAACTCTATAGAGAAAGATGATTCTTATATTTCTAATTGCATAGAAAAAGGGAAAACTGAATTTAAAGTAAGCAAAGAAATTGCTGCTTTGCCATTCAAAGGAGAATCTATTGGAAAAATAAGAGAGGAACTAATAAAAGCAATAAAAGAGCATTTAATTAGTACAAGTTGGCATAATACAAACATAGTTGTTAAACGATATAAGGCAACGTTTGGTATTAATATCCAGAGAGATTGGCCAATAGAGAATATTGAAATAGCAACGATAACACGTAACCATTTAGTACATCGTGGCGGTAAGGATAAAGATGGTAACCTGGTAGAGGTTACGAAGCAAAATTTAGATAATTTGATAAACGATGCTGTATCAATAGGTGAAAAATTAAACGATAGCCTCAAAGATGCATTGCAAAAGAAAACTAGCCTAACCGAATACGAATTTTGAATAAGACTGGGCACTAGTACAGATTGGTGTCCAATCAGAATCATCATAACTAAATAAAAATCCTTCATATATTCTTGTTAAAGGTAAGGGGGGATTATTAAATATAAACTAGTCATTTTTTTCAACGAATTAGCCATTTCGTACATTCTTTTCGAGCGAGTATTTAATTCTTTTATTATATATAATATTGTAAGCGAAGGATTATTTTCTATCATTTTTACTACGTCTTCTATTACATTAGCTCGTGTTGATAGCTCGATAATAGATGTTCGATTATTATTTTCTTGCATATCTTCCAACAACCCTTTGTCCGCGGGCAAAAAAATGACAGTAATGATGCACAGGCTATCGCAATTGCTCTGATGCAGCCAACAATGCAGTTCGTCCCCCCCCAAAAGCCCTGAACAGCAGGATATTCAGGCTATGCACCGTGCAAGACAGCGTATTATTAATCACCGCACTGCGACAGTCTGTCAAATCCGGGGACTGCTGCTTGATCGGGGAATAACAATCGGCGCTGCAGTCTCAAGAGTTCGTCGTGCTGTTCCGCTTATCCTTGAAGATGCTGAAAATGGTCTTAGCGTTAGAATGCGCAGGACGATTACAGAATTTTATGATCTCTTTAATGATCTTGGTCGTCGAATAAGCTTTTTTGATAAAGAAATTGATGCTGTGTTCAGGTAATCAGAAGACTGCCAGCGCATTGCCAAAGTTAAAGGCATTGACCCTAAAACAGCAACAGCTGTTGTTGCCGCGATTGGCAAAGGAACTGAATTTAAAAATGGTCGTCATTTTGCCGCATGGCTTGGTCTGGTTCCACGACAGCACTCAAGTGGCGACAGGCAGGTACTGATGAATATGACGAAAAAAGGCGACAAGCATTTGCGGATACTTTTTATTCATGGTACCAGCTCTGTCGTCAGGGTTACCGCGAATAACAAGGATGGCGAAGCATCAGTGGGTAAACCAGTTAAAGGAGCGGAGCGGGTTTAATAAAACGACCGTAGCGGTGGCTAACAAGAACGCGAGAACAATCTGGTTGATGCTGAGAAATTATACCGAGTATCAGGCAGTTGGAAGTTAGTATCCAGTCAGACGAATTGCAGTGTACTGAAAAATGGTGGCAGTTTGCACTAGCACAATCGGAATCTGACTATTGTATTGGCCTCCGAGGCCGTCCAGTTGTTGAGGCGATTGTGTGCGGATTACCCATTTGGGCACAGGTTTTCCTGATGCCGGATTGAGGTAAGCAACGACCCAAAACGGAGGTAATTCATAGATATAATAAGTCGCACTGCTAATATCATTTTACCGACAAATATCATCGACTTTCATACCTGAATCGGCGAGTTTTAAGATGTTGACGATTTGAGTTTCAGTAAAACGGGCTTTTTTCATAACGATCACTGTAATTTTTAGGACAGAAAATCTAATTATAGCTGTCTCATTTTAGGGAGTGACATTAACAGCAGAAATTTCCAACGTTGCAGTGCCATATTGTTTTTTTTATTATCTAACAATACACTTCACATTTTTGTTATAATGCGCTGCAATGAGAATCAAGTTCTAGTTACAATTTTAAATTTATTACCTCATGAGGGGAAACAATGATAAGTGCTAGTTCAAGAGAGCGCTGGAATACTAAAACGATAATAATTATAAGTCTTTTGGTATCAATAGTTTTGATTGTAATTTCGTTTTTTTATCCAAATGATTATAATGATTGGAAGAATATTCAGATTAGTGTGGCTTGTTCAATTTTAGCAAGTAACATTATCATGTTTTTAACCTCCGAATATATGCTGAGAAGTAAAAGACGTACAGAAATAATTGATCGTTGGGGGGTTGAATCTATATACAAAACTAGGGCTGAAATGAATGTTTCCACAAATGTTTCGCTATCACAGTGTAAAAAAAATATTGAAATTATAGCATTCGGTTTGAAATCATTTCGGGAGACAAAAACGGTAGAAATAGAAAATCTATTAACTAATGGAGTTAGTATAAAAATACTAACCTTAACTCCTAATTCTAAAATTTTAAATTTAGTTGATCAAAGAGAAAATTTAATTGAGGGTTCAACAAAAAAATCAATTGAAGATTTGATAAGTTGGGTTTCAAGTTTACAATTAAAGTCAAAAAAGTTTAATTTGGAAATTAGACATTATGATTCTATTCCGTTGGATTTCTATTTTAAAGTTGATGATAGAATCTATGTTGGTCCATATTTAAAAGGAATGTCAAGCCAGCAAACAATATCATATGAGTTTTCTCTAGGTGAAGGTTATATATACTGGTCGAGCTATTTTTCAAAAATATGGAATGATTGTAAATGATTAGAAAACCTGACTACGAAAGAGGGCGTTTTTTTATTAGTCCTATTTTGGGTTGTAATGCGCAGTGTTATTTTTGTTACATTTATAATAAGGGATATAAAACCAAAGCTGTAAAAAATGGGTTTGATATCTCTCAAGTTTTACAATATTTATACTCTCATTCTAATTTTAAATTAGGAAAGAATGGGTCAATTATTTCAATAGGTGCTTGGGGGGACCCATTTCCAAGGTATAATAAGAAGCTATGCTTGTATAGTCTACATTGGTTAAAAAAGCTGTCATCCCTAGGTAATCCAATTCAAATAATGAGTAGGTACGAGTTACATTCAGAGATTCTTGATGAGATTGTTAAAGCTAACAAATATGCTGGCCATATATTATATTCTACATCTATAAGCTCAATTAAAAATTTTAGAAGCATTGAGCCTTACTCTGACTCCCCTCAAAACAGACTTAAAAGTCTTAAATTACTAAAACGTTCAGGTATTGCGACTAATGTAATGGTTAAGCCTTTTATACTTGGCATAACTAACTTGGAATCAATTGAAATTGCAACTGCTTTAAAAGAATATGAAGTTGAACAGTGTGTGGTAGGTGAGCTATTATTGGATAATAGAATAAAAAAAGAATTTTCAACTATTGGGTTGCCGATTATTATAAAAAATGAAGAAAGTCAAATTCTTGATTGCACTTCGGGAGAAAATTATGAGCTCAGTACTTCGATAGAGTTCATTGTTTTTTCTAAAACTCTATCTGATTTAGGTATCAAAGTTTTTAGGAAATCCAGCTGTGTTAATTCCTATATTTTAAATACTCCAAATCCAGCCAATTATATGCAGTCAGACCCAAATCACTATTGTATAAAATGCGGGGTATGTAAATAATTTAGATCTTAAATTGAATAGATAGGGAAAATCATCATTAATATTGATAATGGATATTTTTACATCGCAGGAGTTGGGGCTTTCTTACTTCAAAAATACATGGTAAAAATGGGAAAGGATTTAACAGCTGTTGTGGCTACTACAAGTACCAATTGAGGATATATATACTCAATAAAAGCACATTGTAGGTAGACAAAAGTATTTATATTACCCTACGCTACTCAATTATATCTCACACTATATTTTAAGGTTATCATGATAATAATTAATACCATTAAAAATAAATTAGAAGGATCTGTTAATCATTCTAACCCTTTTATTGGCTTTGATGAGTCAGGGATGGAATATTTTGTAAAAACATATTCAAACGAATCTAAGTATGAATCAAAGGCATTATTTAATGAATTTTTAGCCTTTAATCTTGCTGAAAAGATAGGTTTATTTTGGCCAAAAGGCCATATTGCTCAGCTTTCTGAAAATGTAAAGAGTGATCTAAATATATCAACTTCATTTGTTATTGCATATGAGTTCATATATGGTTTAGAAGAATTACCTGAGGATCATCAATTCAGTAATGATCAACTGAGTGCTCTTTATGGGAAATCAATATTTGATAATTGGCTATCAATACGTGATGCGAAAAATGATACTTGCAAGTTGTCAAATAATGAATTGCTGTTTATGGATGCTGGAATTGCCCTTGAAAGTGATAGTCAAGATATATGGGGTGAAGATGGTCTTATCTGGAACCCAAGTAAATTAGATTCTGAGACAGCGCCATATCTTCATGAAAAATTGAGCTCTGGAGAAGGATATAAACTATGGATGGATAGAATTTGTGACATACCTGCTGATTATTATGAATCTCTTGTAAATAGTATCCCTCAAGATTGGGAAATTCCTGTAAGTTACAAGTCAAAATTTGTCGAGACTTTTTCTTCATCGTGCCATATTTTTATTCCTATGATGATTGAATATATCAAGTATGGTTTGAATCCCAAGTTATAATTTTAAAACATTAAGCTGAATACCCGCTCTTAGTTCAAAGCAGGTTGTTAAAATTAGTTATATTTTATGAGAAATTTCTTAACTCAAATATCAACTAATGATTATTATTCTATTTGAAAATATTGTACTGAATTTCCATCTGATCGTTTCTTATTTATCTTCCGATAAAACGCTAATCGTCCATTAAAGTACGCTCTCAAATGTGCTGGCTATTGTTGTTCAACTTAGGACGCAATAATTGGCATATTGAGGCGTTCTTTATATGCGACAGCACTTGCGCCCAAATCGATATTGATCTTGTCTTTTTCTTCTTTAGTTAGGTTTGGGAGGTTCATAACAAGTCCGATTAGTTTCTGGAGAGTATGACAGAGTGTGGAATTAAAAATGAGAAAGCATGATGTACTGTGTCGAAGATAGACAACTAAAAGTGAGTAGACTAATTAAATATTAATTGAATTTCATAAAATCAATGGTTAGCAATATTAATGTTTTATTATTAGCTGTATTATTCTATATAGCTTGCTTGAACTATATTTCTTATATCAGATTTATTTAATTAGTTTGGAGGATTAATGTCATTCTACAAATATATGACAACGGAAACGGGTAAGATAGTAATTGAACAAGGCACACTTCGATGGTCAAGTCCAAGTATTTTTAATGATATCGATGAGTGTCAATTTTCACCTTTCACTGATAGCGAGCTTGAATCAGCGAATAATGCTGTGTTTAAAGTTTTAGCTAATTGTGCCGCGGGTCATCTAATATATAATTTTAATGAATTTTCTGATGATAAACAGATGATGATAGAGCTTTTAAAGTATGGTATTGAAAATGGTATCGCGAGTGATAATAGTTATTTTGATTCATTTAAAAAAATTGTTCCTAGTATGGAAGATTTTTTTCGAGAGTATATAAACATAGGACTTATTAATTGCGCTCGTGTTCTGTGTGTGACCTCGGACTATGATAATAATCTAATGTGGGCCCATTATGCGGATGAGCATCGAGGTTGTGTACTTGAATTTGAAAATGTATATAAAGAGGCTCCAGATAGACTTCATCAAGGACCTGTAAAGTATGTAGATGAACTTAAAAGTTCTACAAACGCAATTGAGTTACTATTATATGGAGAAACTAAATCTATTCACAATACTCTTATTAAAGATGTTTTCTTTTCAAAAAAATCCGCATGGCAATATGAAAAAGAATATAGATTATTATTTAGTGAAAATTTTGGTGTAATTCAAGGTAGCATTAACTGTCAAACAAATGAAAAAACATGGGCTGTCAGTGGGCAATCCGATCAATTATATACTGATGTAGAGTTTGCTCCAGATTCATTACTTTCAATTACTTTTGGAGTTAGAACTCAGGCTGCTATAGTTGATGAAATTATATCTATTGCACGTAGTAAGAACCCTCTATGCACGTTCTATCAGATGATAAGATCTGGAGGATCTACAGTACGTCATCGCATGCAAATTTAGTTTTTCTTTTTTGAAGGGCATTTGTTAAGCCAAAATAGCTACTTGTAGTCTTAATACATGGTTATCAAAACCAATAAAAGTATTATGGTAATCAAGTAGTTATAAAAATGCATAATCATTGTCTTTTAGGTCTATTAAGAGCGAATAAACTTTAATAAACAAATAGTTAATAATGGTTGATTTATATAATGCTACGCCATATGGGTTGGACAGAAGCCGCTGACTTAATCATTAAAGGTATGGAAGGCGCAATCGAAGCGAAGACCGTTACTTATGATTTCGAACGTCTAATGGACGGCGCTAAATTGCTGAAATGTAGCGAGTTCGGTGACGCGATTATCAAACATATGTAATTGTTGATTTGATAAATAGTTAACGGAAGCTTATTAGTTCCCGTTTGTTTTTTGTACTATAAAATTCTTCCCCAAAACTGTTTAATTAAACAGCAATAATTTGCCATTCTTTGCCTCTATCGTCGTGATATTTATCGGTCATTTTTTGGGTTTTATGGCCTAATAATTTTTGTGTATTTATTCCTTGTTCGCGATAAAGTCTCTCAGACAAAGAGCGTTGTTCGTGAAAGGTTGGTGCAGTACCTTTGTCCCAAGTTAACCCACACTTATCTCGCGCTTTTTTAAACGTTGTGGTTAATGTATTTGGTGTGACTTGTTCGCCTCGTTTTGCTTGGGATATTGTATCCCGATAATGTACAAGATATTTACTCACAACGGCATCACGACACATTGCAATAACGTCCCTTAAGTGTAACGCCAATCCCGAAGGCACATTCACCACTAACGACGAATCAGAAGGCGCTACAGTTACTCGAGTAGGACAGGGTGAATATCTTATCGAAGGTGTGCTCGGCTTTAACTCAGATGCAGGTTGGAGAGGTATTGATGGTGGTATTGAAATTTCACTTGATGTTAATAAACAGCCGTTGATATGGGTAGGCTCTGAAATTATGGGGGACGGTTCTATTCTCGTCAAAACGTATCATCGAACTCATCCTAACGCACCTGAGTTTGCCAATAATAAAATTGACGGTTTCAACAATGATGACCCAATGATATTCCTGATGGTCGTTTTATTTCCGTTCGCGTACAGATGCCTGAGCAATCAATCTATAACGTGAGAATGCATGAGATGGAAGAGGTGCAGAAGGCGGAAGAGGAATGTAGACAAAAAGAAGAGGATTAATGGTGAGCTTTGTTAAACGGGCTGTACTGATTAATCATCTCGCCCGTTTAACTGAGAGAAATTAAGAAACTTTATTCTTCGCTTATCTTTTCATAAATAAAGTTGTTATTGGTGCCGAAAAACCTACCGTTCTTTAAAACAAGTAAGAAGTCACCTGTAGCACCTCTGACTAAATACCTATTTTTGTTATTTTTATCTTGAATTAATGGGCCACTAGCCGCCTTATAAAAAGGGCCTTTATCAAAAATAACAACCGCGTCTGAATAAGCGGTATCTTGTTTTTTTATGGAAAAAGAACACAAAACATCACAATCACTATTTATATTTTTCCAGTGACCATAGATCTCACTTTGAGAATCACACCCAGCCAATGTAAATATAAGTAGAAATAAAAGCTTCTTCATTTGACTAGCCTTATTTATTGATTTAGGAGGAAGTATAACAGAAGGATAAAACGATAGTTTGGCTTAAGTCAAAATTAATCTTGGAAAATTGTTTTATCAAATTTTGGGACTGTATTAATTATTGGGTTGAGGTTGAAAGTCAAAAGCATCAGTAACAAGCTAATCATTGAGATAATAAAAGAAATTTTGCCGAGATTCATAGTAAATTCCATTTAAGGTAATGCTTAAGTTGTAGCATGCATTAACTTAGATTCCAACCTGTAAGGATTACTTACAAGTTCACATGTTCGGTTATTCTGAGCAACTCATTTTGAAGATCACTTAGGCGGTCTTTTTTCGTATAAGAGAGGTAGTCATGAAGATATTTACAGCTAACATTGATCCCAATGGTTTTTATCAATGTGGGTTGGAATAGTGATTATTTTTAGATTTATTTAGCAACCTGATTACTCAGCGTCGAATTTTACTTTCCAGTTATAAAGTAATTTATCGGTGATCCCTAAAGAAGCTACTGCTTTTGGAACGCTATAACCTTGTTCGCTGACTAATGCGACCGCTTCTTGCCTAAACCCAGTAGTATAAACACTGTTTTTTCATTTAACACTTCAATAGTTAGATTATATTCCATTATTAAGTGTTCTGTTTGATTAAAGTAGATCAGACAGTTTTATTCTAATGAAAACGTATCACGGCATTCATCCTAACGCACCTAAATTCGCCCGTAATGATATTGACGGTTACAAATAGGGTGACCCAATTGATATCCCTGATGGTCGTTTCATTTCCGTTCGTGTACAGATGCCTGAGCAATCCATCTATAACGTGAGAATATGTGAGATGGTAGAGGCACAGGAAGCGGAATAAAATATATATACTATCTTTTAATAAGAAAAGTATTGATATATAAGGTGATGAGTCATGACTGAAATAGAAATATTTCTATTAGCGCTAGAAAACTACAGAGAAAATAAAATTATTAAATATAACGATAAGGCAAAAATATTTATTTGGTATATGGAAAATATACAGAAAAATAACGCTACTATAGATACAACATTACCTTTTTTAGTTAAAGATTTTCATAGCTATAGTTTAAGAAGCGATCTTTCAGATACTGAGATAAAAAATACAATAAGGAAAGTTAAAGAGTATCTTATTCAAGCTGAAAATAGATATAAAAAGGCTCAAGGGTATGATAAGACCTAATCAAGTTATACATTAGTTATAATGAAAAAATCATGATACCAATAAGACATCGAAATTGATAATTAATTAAATATATTTAGCTCAAGGAAGAGTTAAATCTTAATAATGAGTATACCGAATATAACCGAAATAAGGTTGTTGCTTTAAGATTATTATCAAATAAACTGTTTGTATATACAGTATTTGTAGGTGCTAAATATAAAAAGGAATTTATATGAGTGACAATGAAGATAACGATATTCATATTGAAATAACTGATGGCGTTAATAGCCGTGATGACGATGATAATTCGCATTACACAGATAACGACAGTGAAGATCGAGACCGAGATGAAAATGAAAGAAATGTTCAAGATATTTCTGATATTGATTTAAGTCGATACCCCGAGAAATTAGTAATGGCATCAGCGGCTATGCCAGCTTTGGGTTTTCTTACTTATAAAGGTGTTCTTAGTTTTACATCAAGTCCATTTGCTTCCGCTAATGTTAAGAGTATCTTTTCTAAGTCATTGACAGCGTTGAGAGCTAGTGCATTAGAAGCAATTTCTATAGCGCCAAAGTTGGCTAGGGTTACAGGTGTTGGAATTGCAATCGAAGGATTGTGGCCCAGTAATAATATTATGTCTACTCAAGCTGAAATGGCTTTATTGAAGAATTACGGCATTTTGGATCGAGATATTTTTGATAGAAACAAAGCACGCAAAGTTACAACTATGCCTGCTGATATTGTTACTAGCCAAATGGGTTCTATTGGTAAAAAAACATCTATAAACATACATACTCAAGTGATATCAGCTTTAGATAAAAATGCTAGAAAGCAACGCACCATCGTATCAACAGGTCAGGCTATTAGTGTTCCAATCGTAAAAGCGACTGCGACAAACACACCAAATATTTATACTGCTCCTGTTATAGCTGGCGCAAAGCCTGTGCGCATCAGTATTTCTGAAAATAAAGCAGATAAAAATAAGCAAGTCACCATCAATACTAAGCCTAATGCAGGGTATTATATTCCTTCACCTAAATTAAATACTCATCATGCCATTGTTGATTTTGGTGGTAAGCATGAAGCGATTTATGTCTCTATTATCGATGTTATTGATGTCGATAATGAAGAGAAGATAGTTGAAAAAGAATGGGCTGAGTGGTCGACATTGCATCCGCTAGAAGCAGCATTATTAGAGCTTGAAGAAGCCAAGAAAAGATTAGCGAATATTGATAAACAGTATCAGGCTCAGGTTGCTGTTATTAATAAACTCAAAGCGACACCTGAAGGTTTGGCATTAGCCGATCCTGTTAAAAATCCTCTTGTTTATAAAATGGATGGTAAAGAATATAAAGATGTCAAATTTGATGATCCAGAGCTATTAAAAGCCATTTTGAACAAAGAAGAAAATTTTGCGAGTATTGTATCATTAAAATATAAAAATCAATTTAAAGGAGCTAAATTATTTGAAGTTGTAGTAATTTTAAGTTTTCTTGGTGACTCAATTTTAAAAACTCATACTCAAATTGAAGATGCTAAGAAAAAATTAGCTCCTATCCTAGAGTCACGAAAAAAAGCAGAAGAAAAGAAAAAAACTGCTGAAGATAAGGTTAAAAAAGAAAATAAACGCAATCAACCAGGTAAGGCTACAGGTAAAGGCAAAAAAGTAAGTGATAAATGGCTTAATGATGCAGGAAAAGAAAATGGTGTACCCATTCCAGATCGAATAGCAGATAAATTGCGTGATCAAAAATTTAATAATTTCGATGAGTTTAGACGGAAATTATGGGAGGAGGTATCTAAAGATCCAGAGTTAAGTAAGAATTTTATACAAAGTAACAGAACTCGAATGCGAAATGGTTTGTCACCTAGGGCTAGATATAAAGATAGTGTTGGAGGGAGACGTTCCTTTGAGCTTCACCATGATAAACAGATTAGTCAAGGTGGAGAGGTTTATGATATAGATAATATTCGAGTCGCTACTCCGAAATGTCACATTGATATTCACAAAGGAAAATAATGATGAAACTGAAAAATAGCATTAATGATTATACAGAAGCTGAATTTAAACAATTTATTGAAGCTATAATTAATTGTGAAGGTGACGAAAAAACACAAGATGATAATTTAGAACATTTTATTAAAATCACTGAGCATCCTGAAGGTTCGGATCTGATTTATTATCCAGAAGGCAATAATGATGGGAGTGCTACTGCTATTATTAAAGAAGTTAAAGAATGGCGGGCTAAAAATGGTAAGCCTGGATTTAAAAAAGGTTAGTCATTACTCTTGTTAAATTAATAGAGGCCTCTTAACGGAGGCTTTCTTATATGTTCAAAGCACATCATGTTAGATATAGATAAAATATTAGCCATTTTTAAGTGAAGACAGCTTTTTACTCCATACATCAAGCGTTTCTCGTTTTTCTCTTAAATAATCATATCTTTCATCATATTATTGAAAAATAACAAGTCTTTTGTGGTTTTGTACCATATTCCTTAACTCAGAACTTATTCCTATTTTCCTAGCTAATGTTTCGAATATTCACTAAGTCATGTTTATAGCCCTAATTAGTGGTTATCAAAACCAATAAAAGTATTATGATAATCAAGTAGTTATAAAAATGCATAATCATTGTCTTTTAGGTCTATTAAGAGCGAATAAACTTTAATAAACAATTAGTTAATAATGATGGAGATACATAATACTACGCCACATGGGTTGGACAGAAGCCGCTGATTTAATCATTAAAGGTATGGAAGGCGCTAAACTGCTGAAATGTAGCGAGTTTGGTGACGCGATTGTCAAGCATATGTAATTGTTGATTTAAGAAATAGTTAACGAGAGCTTATTAGTTCCCATTTTTTATTGTTAATTTTGAAATGGTTATCAAAACTACCTGAAATTTGAGCAATTAAATCACGATTTTTATCTAATTTTTGGCGTTCAAGTTGTTACCTGATTACTCAGCGTCTAATTTTGCTTTCCAGCTATAAAGTAATTTATCGGTGATCCCTAAAAAACCTGCCGCTTTTGGAGCGCTATAACCTTGTTCGCTGACTAATGCGACCGCTTCTTGCT